GATGGATCTCGGCCGTGTAGGCGCCCGGCGCGTAATAGTCGCCGGCGTCCCAGATCTTCTTGAACTCCTCGAGCGGCATGTCAGAGTATGCGTCGTCTGCGTCGTGCATGGTCTTCATGATCGCAGCGCCTCCGGCTTCGTCGTCGTCAGCTGCTCCGGACAGGTGGAAGGCCTCGTAGCCGTCCCAGTTCCAGAGCGAGTAGAGCAGGCAGAGGCCGTCCAGAGGCGTTCCTGTGCCGTCTGCTACGCCCCAGACAGTGAAGGGCTGGTAGTGCTTGTCCGGCGTGATCCTGGCCTTCTCGGCCGCCAGGCGCTTCTTTGTGGCCTCCGTCTCTGCCTGGATCTTGCCGACCTGGACCCCGCTCTCGAAGGCCTTCCGGTAGATGGCCTTCACCCAGCCGCTCATTTCTTCGCGGTTGTAGTTTTTGGCCCTTCTGTATGTGTCACGGGAGATCAGATCCCGCTCCCTTACGGTTTCCTTTTTTGCCCCGATGATCCGGGGATCCTTGCCGATGATTTCCATGTAGTCCTCCTATTCTGCGAGGGAGAATAGCGTCAGCTGTTCCGCCCGCTCCATTTGTTCGGCTTGTTTTCGTTCTTCTTTGGCTGCCGCTTCCTCGGCGCGTTTCCGGTCTATGGCAGCCCACCGCTCGGCGGTCTCGTTATTCATGGCCGGGCCGATCGGCTTCATCGTTTCCGGGTCGAAGTTCCTCGGGATCCTTCCTTCTGCTGCCTGCCTCCGCATGATGTCGCTCCAGTAGTGGCTCGGCCTGTATGCGTCGCAGGTGCTCAGGACGTGTGTCTTCCAGTATTCCGGCTTGGCAGCACCGCCGAGCCCTCCGTTGCCGATGAAGATCTGCCGCTTGTTCGGCTGTTTGGCCCTCGTGCAGAAGCCCGCGCAGAAGCTGTTGTTGTGCTCGCAGGTATAGCAGATCCCGAAGATATGGTTCGGTGAGAAGCTCATACACTCGCCCGGGATCCTGTCGCAGCCGCAGATCCCGAAGATATTGCAGGAGAGGTCCTTCCGGTGGGATTGTGCGAAGATCCACGCCTCCTGGATGTCTTTGTTTCCTCCTTCAGGCCTTCCGTGCATACAGTAGCGGCAGCGCGTCTCAAAGACGTCGTCCGGGATCTTCATGACGGCCTCCTTCTGGCTTTCTTGAGTGCCCGAAGGTAGTCCCGCCGGGGATAGCAGACAGTCGGACAGTTTGGCCGCCGGCCGCAGCCCTCGCACGGGCTCCTCAGTTTACCCACTCTACCGTCTGCGTTTCCGGTCTTTGCCATTGGTGCAGCTCCTTTCCGATGTGGATCCCCTTCGGCGTCTGCTGCCTGAATTGATCGTCCGGCACGATGCCGCGGAGGCTGTTCTTCATGAAGATGGGGACGTGCCAGCGGTCGAGGTAGTCCACCATTCCCTCGATCCATTCCCAGGTCGGCCGGACCCGCTCCTTCCGGTTCCCGGTCTCTGCGCCGAAGATGGCCCAGTTCACCCGGGGCGGCTTGTCATATCCGCCGGAGAACGGCGCGAGAATTGGCTCGATGCTCGTGAAGATGTTGTGGGAGTCGGAGAAGTAGAACTTCGTCGTCTCGACCGGCACGGTGGACCCGTACCACATGTTCGGAGCCTCCGGGAGCCTTCCGGCCTTTGCGAGATCCCAGTATCGCTCCGGGTTCTTCGTCAAAAAGAGGTAGGTGTGCTGCGGCGCTGCGGCGCAGGCCTCGAAGACGTCCTGGATCCACTCGTCCGGCACCCAGCTCCCGAACAGGTCGGCCATGGAGCAGACGAAGATCACGCCGGCGGCGGTCTTTTTCTGCGGCTCGTCGAGCCTGTAGCGGTGTAGGGTCGGATCGAAGCAGAAAGGGAAGGGGGCTTTGTGTGCTTCCGGTGAGTAGTAGACCAGCGGAGCGTCGATGACATGGATCTTCTCGGTCTCGTCCTCCGGGTGATCCTCAAAGCGGTCGGGATCCATGTGGCCTCCGAAGCGCCTGGCGACCTTTTCGGCGTAGCAGTACTCGCAGCCGTGCAGGCAGCCGGTGACCGGGTTCCAGGTGTAGTCGGCCCACTCGATCTTCGTCTTGTTCATTCCTGCGCCGCCTTCCTGTCGAACTCGTCGAGCCGCTCCCAGAGGCGTTTGAGCTTCTCCTTCTCCTCCGGATCCGGTGCTCCGAACAGGATCTTGATCTGGTCGAGCATGATCTGGACGTCTGCGGTCTCCTCCCGGATGCTGGCGATGGCCTTCGCTGCCTCCGGAGTCTCCGGTCGAGTGCGCCAGAGCTTGCAGATTGCTTTCGTCAGCTCGCTCATTTCCTCGATCGCCATCTTGAGTTGAGCTTCCTCTCCGAAGGTGACGACGGCACGGTTGAGGACCGCCTGGCGTGCGAAGGTATTATTCACGAGTTTTTTCCTCCTTGTCTGCCTCCTCGCGGAAGGCGTGATAGTAGACGCCGCCGACCTTCTCGGCGAGCTTGATCAGCTTCTTCAGTTGAGCCGCTGCCATTTTGAACTTGAGCGACGACTTGACCGAGGTGGTGAGGCCCACAGTGACCGTGAGATCGTTGACCTCGCCGTTCTCGTTGACGTTCTCGGTGATGGCGTCATTCCCGAACAAGCTGGTCTGCGTCTTCGGGAAGAATTTGATGCGGATAGGGTACCGGCTGTCGTCGATGTACGGCTCGAGATCTGTCTGATCTTCGCAGTACTTCTGCAGATCGTCGACGGCCTTCGCGTATGCGTTCTGGGCTCTGTCTGCTGCGGCCATGATCAGACCCTCCTCCAGACGGCTTCGGTGGCGTCTGACCTGGTAGCCTTCCGCCGGCCGCAGGTCTCGACGACGCCGATCTCCTTGAGCTCCGTGAGCCGCGGGGCGACGTAGTTGCGGTTGAAGTACGGGATCACGCCAGTCCTGACGAGCTCCTCTGTGATCTCGCTGGCCGTCATGGAGCGGGTGCCGAGCACCTGCAGGATCTCCCGGGCCCGTTTCTTGACCTTCGGGAGGATGGCGTCGTGGCTCTCCCGCCGGGTCTCTTTGGTGATTTCGTCCATGTTGCGCTCCTTTCTGTGGGCCCGCCGGAGCGGGCCCAGATAGTGATGATTTTGAGATCAGATCAAGAAGCCGAACGCGACGCCGTAGGAGTAGTACGCGTAGTAGCTGAAGTGACTGCTGCTGCCGCTCGTCGTGATGAGGTAGAAGGCCGTCGTGGTGCCGGTGTACGGAGAACGCAGCCACCACCAAAGCGTCTCTTTGCCGGCGCGGTCCTGCTTCACTCTGGCCCGCTCCGAGTCAAAGAGCGGGAAGTGGACGTCGTCGACGTCTGCCCTGGCGCCCCAGCCATTCGGGCCGACGACCTCGGTGTAGGACGGGATCCAGATCAGGTCCTCGCTCCCGACTTTTTTGTCGTGGATATTCTGCCGGATCTGCCTGGGAACGATGATCTCGCGGAGCTCGTCCGGCAGCAGCTCGAGCAGCTTCTTCATTGTTCTGTTTCTCATGTCGCTCTCGACCCAGCCGCCGTCGTTGGTCCATTCGTGGTTCATGGGAGCCTCGTCCAGGATGCAGTCCTTGGCGACGAAGGCCTTGTGGCCGCCGTAGACGTCGTTCGCCGCGAGCTGGAAGACGACGGTGCTGCCGTCCTTCAGGACGATCTCGAGCTCGCTGCCGACCGGGAGGCTCCTGCTGCGAAGGTTCTCCCAGGTCGTATCGTTCTGACACATGAAGCAGATGCGCGGGTTGTTTCCGATGTTCTCGGTCTTGTTGGTCTGTTCGTTCATTGTTTTTGCTCCTTTCGATTTTTGACTTCGTAGAGTCCGCCGAAGCGGCGGCGTTTACACTCGGCGCAGGTGATCTTCTCCCTGCGGTAGCCGACTTTTGTGACCTCCTTGGTCTTTCCGAGCTCGATCGAGCACGGGACGCAGATCTCTCGCTTCACTTGATGCCCTCCTTCTCGTATTTCTCCCGGCAGCGTGGGCAGATGTGGGATCCCTCTCCGGCATAGGTCCCGCAGATGACGCAGACGTCCGGGAGATAGCCCCGCTCCTGGATCTCTGGCTGGATGATCCCGCTCAGGATCTTGATCACGCCGGCGGTGAATGGGATCCTGTACTGCTGTAGATCTGCCTCGGTGACGTAGCACCTGCCGAAGGCCTGCTTCATGCCGTCCCAGAGCTTCCAGGGCACCCGGTAGAAGTGATCGAAGCCGAAGGCCAGGATCACGAAGCAGAGAGCGCCGAGCTTCTCGTGGGCCCGCAGGTCGTCCATCTGTTCCTCAGTGAGTCTCGTCCGCTGGAAGCGGCCGGTGTCGGTCTGCTTCGCCTCGAAGCGGACGGCGCGGCCTCCGCGGATTGTGCCGGAGAAGTCCACCTGGGCAGCCTTGACATACACAGCCTCAAAGTGGCCGTTCCCCAGAGGCTTCCCGACGGGCTTCATGGGCTCCGGCGTCTTTTTGGCGACCATGATGCCCCGCTCCTCATGCCATGCAAGGGAGGTTGAGATCTGATCCTCGAAGATCTGGCCGGAGATCCTGGAGCGGGCTGCCTTGAGCTGCCGCTTGTATGCCTCGCTGGAGATCTTCGGGGCTGTTTTTTGTGGCTTGTAGTATTTAATCATCTGGATCCTCCTCCGGATCCGGGAGAGCTGCAGCGGATCCGACCGCTCTGAGTCGTCGGAAGCCTTCGCCCCTCCAGGCGTTGTTCTGATCCTCTTTTCGGAGGCGTTCCATCTTCGCCTCGTCGAGCTTCTTGAGCCCGCCGGCTGTGAGTTCCCCGCGGAGCTGTGCGATCTGTGCGTTGATGCTCTTGGAACAGCTCGCCGCCAGCATGGCCCTCTCGTATGCCGGCTCGTACTGAGCCAGGAAGGCGACACGGTCCATGCCGTCCTTGTTGCCTGCGTAGTGGCCGCGGTGCAGCTCATAGAGTGTACTCCACCCGATCGCTTTGACGGCCTCGGCGATCAGCTCCGGCAGGTAGAAGTCGACGGTGCTGTCGCTCAGGTATGGGCCCTGCGAGTAGAGCAGATCCGCCACGGCTTCCCAGGCCTTGTCCGGTGGTGTCAGATCCGGGTGGGTGATTTCTGCCATGATGGCCCGGATCTCCGCGATGCTTGGCGGCCACTTGCTCGTCATGATGTGGCGCTTGACCGCCAGACCGACGACGGCAGCGTCGTCGTCTGCGAACATTGTGGCCCAGACGTTGACCATGCCCTCGACTTGGTCGTCGCTCTTGAACTTGTCGAAGTTCGGGTAGGCAGCGACCAGGACGCCGAAGATCTGGATCACCTGCTTCTTCGTCATGCCGTCTCGCCCTCCTCCTGATCGTAGAGCCTCCGGAGGGCTCCCAGGGCTCCGCCGGCCTGCTCCTGCTTCCGGCCGCCGTTCTGATACTTTCCCTCGAGGACCTTCGCCATGTTGGCCGCGGTCATGAGCCAGTCGAAGTCCGCCGACCAGTTTCGATCGTTCACGCCCTTCAGGAAGTCGGAGGCCTCAGCCTTCTCGAACAGCTCGCGGAAGGTGTCGATCTTCTGGGTGACTCTCCACCTGGCGGTGACCGCCTTCTTCCTGGCGCCTTCGATGCTGCGGATCCTTGGGAACGAGACGCAGGTCGTGTTGTAGAGCTGCAGGATCTCAGAGAAGGGGCAGGGAGGGAGGCCAGGCGCCGGCTTGCCGGTGCCACTCTCTTGTGGTTGGTTACTGTCTGTTAGGTTAGGTACGGTTGGTATAGGTTGGTTGGTTGGTTGGTTAGGTACGGTTACCCGAGAAAAGTCGCTACCTCCTGCGCCGTCCTCGTTTTCTCCGCTTTCGTTCCGGTGGAAATCCTGCGGAACGCCTGCGGCCTCGGCGGCTGCGCGCTTCCGGGCGCGGTCCTTCGCTCGCTTTTCGAGCAGTTTCCCGGCGTACTCTCCCCAGTCGTGGATCCGGAGGATCCCACTGCCGTCGCGGTCCAGGTAGCCGACGTCCGTCAGAGCGTCGACGAGCTTCTCCGGCTCTCCGTCCCAGTGGACAGCGTCGGCGATGTCGTACTCGTCGAACTTCTCCAGGGTGCCGGAGGGTGCGAAGTCCAGAGCCCACCACCAGAGATAGTGGAGATGGCCGACGGCAGCCGGCAGAGAGACGCCGAGCAGCCGGGCCAGCTTCTTCGTCTTCGGGTGTCGTCCGACCTCCTGGTGGCTCTCAATCCATGCCATGAGATCGCCCCCTTCAGAACGGGAGCTCGGAGTCGTCGTCCGTGAGCTCTGCGAAGTCTGAGGCCGCCGGCGGCGCCGGTTGCGGAGATCCGGTGTCCTCGCCCCGCTTGCTGTCGCAGAAGTAGACGTCCTGGACGACCAGCTCGACGACCTTGTGGGTGACGTCGTTCTTGTCCTTGTACTTCCTGGCCTTCGGGCGGCCCTTGACCACGATCAGGCGGCCCTTCGTCATGTACTTGCAGATGAACTCCGCCGTCCCGCGCCAGGCTACGCAGTCCACGAAGTCGGTCGGGACGGTGCCGTCCTCCCGCTTGCGGTCCTCGTCGCTGGCGATGGTGAAGCTCGTGACCGGGATCCCGCTCGCCGTGCGTTTCAGCTCCGGCGTGGCCGTCAGGCGTCCCATGGTGATTTGTTCATTGAGCATCTTGATCTCCTCCTTGCTGTGCCTTCCTGGCTGCCTCGTCGAGCGAGCTGCAGATGGCGTCGTATTCCTCGCGGCTCAGATCCGCCGGATCCTCGCGGCCGTATTTCTGCCGGATCCGCTGATCGGCGGCCTCCCTGGACATGCCGCAGGCTTCGGCCTTCCGGTAGAGCCTGTCCATCTGAGGCCCTGTGAGGCGTTTCCTGGTTTCCTGGCGCGTTCCGCTTCCCTGGGGTGGTCTCTGCCCGCTCCGGCCAGGATTTTCGCTCTGCGAGGCGCTGTGCGGCCGCAGGGCGTCTTCTGCGCGGTTCTGGCCCATGTCCGGATCCGCTTCACCCTGGTCAATGTTGAATTTCTCGAACAGGTAGTACTTGAGGCAGTAGGTCCAGGCCGAGCCCTTCGCCTTGTCAGGGCCGCCGTCGTTGGTGCCGATGGCGTGGAAGGTGATCTGCCGGAAGTCCTCCGGATCCGCGACATTGATCCAGCGGATCGTCAGATCTGCCTCATAGAGCCAGACGGCCCTCCCACGTCCTTCGAGGATCTTCCAGTAGATGGGATCGCCCTGCGGCGTGTGGTGGGTCGGCTCCTCCAGGACTATTTCCCAGTCGACGCCGTACTTGACCATCGCCGGCCTGATCGGCCGGAAAACGTCGTTGATGTTCGCGTAGGTGTACGAGCTCTCCTCGTTGGTTTGGCTCTTGGTGATGCCGCTGCACTCGTCGCGGATCAGCGAAAACTTCTGAGAGAGGCTCATGCGGTCGTATTTGGAGACGACGGGCTCCTTTTTCGTCGTCGCCATGTTATGCCTCCTTGAAGAAGCGGTGGCCGCCGATCTCCATGACGAAGATCTGGCTCTCGTGGAAGCTGCTCGTGCAGATCGCCGGCGCGTAGAAGTACAGGATCGGCTCGTCTGTGACCGTCTGGCCTTCGTCAAAAACAGCGGAGACAGCTCTCATGACGCTCGTGGTGAGGTCGCTGCATGGCGCCGCGTAGCCATAGCGCCGGATCGCCTCCGGAGGCCGGATCCCGTCCTTCAGGCAGGCGTTGAGGATGCACTGGGCGACGGCCATCTGGCCTTCGTAAGGTTCCCCGCGGGCCTCAGCTGCGACGACCTCCTCGATCAGACCCCGCTCCTCCCGGGTGAGGTCATAGAAGGGAGCGGGCGCTTCGGCTGGCTCCGGGATCTCGTGCAGATCTACCAGCTCGACGAGCTGCGGAGCCGCTTCCAGGATCCCGCCGGCCGTGGTCTCCGGAATGACCGGTGCCTTGTTCCTTGCGTCCAGGAAGGAGGCCGAGATATTGATGATGGTGAGGATGCAGATGACGACGATGCAGATCAGCGTGACGGCGATGCTTGTGTTTCGGGTGTCCGCCGGGCGTTTTCTCGTTCTGTTCATTGTTCTTCTCCTTTCACGACGGCCGGGAGGCACATGCTCATCGGCCGTTTGAAGTTGGCGTAGTGCTGCTCGTGGTATGTGATCCTGGCGATCCTGTCGCCGTTGATCCCGTACTTCGGGTTATAGCCGAAGATGTTGATGTAGTTCCGCAGATCGTCCCGCTCCTCGTCCATGGCCTTCAGGACCTCCACGAGCGCTCTGACGTCGTCAATGGCCCGGTGGCTGTTCTGCACCCTGTCCTCGAGACCGTAGTGTCGGATCGCTGCCTCGAGCTTGTGAGGATATGGCGCCCGGTCCTTGTAGACCGTCAGAGAGTCCAGAAACTCGAAGCGGACGCCGAGCTTGTAGCCGCGGAGCAGCTGCCGGACAAACAGGAGATCGAACTGCGCGTTGTGGGCGACCAGGAGGACGCGGCGCCCCCCCTCGGAGATCAGTCTGCAGAAGCGGTCGGCGACGTCGTGCCGATCCTTGCCCTGCTCCCGAAGGATCTCGTCCGTGATGTGGGTGAGCTCGACGATCGACTCCGGAAGCAGCTCGCCCTCCGGAAGGCGGACGAAGTCGTCCAGCTCGGCAGCCTGGACAAGCTGCCCGCTCCGGAGCTCGAGCCGGACGGCTGCGAGCTCGATGATCTGATGCGTCTTGTCGTCGAGCCCGTTTGTCTCGGTGTCGAAAACGATGACGGCGTCGTTGTTCCAGAACAGCTTCTCCAGGTTCACGGCTCCGCCTCCTTCCCGCTGACTCCCAGGAGAAAGTCGGTCGAGACCTTCAGGACCTTCGCCAGAGCGACGATCGCGCCGGCCTTTGGCTCCTGTTCGCCCCGCTCATAGGCTCCGATGCTGCTGGCGCTGATCCCCGCGGCCTCCGCCAGCTCGTCCCGCGTCATGCTCTGGATCCCGCGGATCCACATGAGGCGAGGCCCCAGTCCCGCCGGCGGGCCGTTCCGGAGCTCCCGGTCCGCCAGCTCCTCGATGATCTCCTCCGGCTTCTTTCCGTAGATCTTCGAGAGCTTGATGATCTTCTCGTTCATGTTTGGCTCCTTTCTGAGTTTTATAGTGCCTGGGACGGCCCAGGCGATGGCCGGCGCTATCAATATCGAAGTTGTCGCGGATCTCTTTTGCGATCCTTTTCGTCGCTTCTTCCACTCCGTAAAACGCCAGGCGTTCGACTAAAGCCTGTAGCTGCTCGTCGGTCATTGACTTTCTGATCGCAGCGCGAAGGATTTCACGGTCGCCTTCGTCGCTGTCGCTATCGTGGATCTTGATGTATGACCTGAATGAGTCGAGGAAGCTGTCGGCGCTACCAGAAGACAGAATGAGGCTCAAGGTGGTGAGCTTCTGCTCGTCGCAGGTGGTGAGGTAGTTCAGCGCATCGACTGTCAGGTTGATCCCTTCGCTTGCTGTTATGTGTTCCTGCGTTTCGTAATCACTCACGCCGAGAAGGTAGTCTGTTGTAACGCTGTAGAACTTGGCGAACTTGATAAGCGTCTGGATCTTTGGGTTTCTGGACCCTGTCTCATAAGCTGCATAAACGCCGAAATCTGTTTTCGTGAGTTCGCAAACCTCGCGTTGAGTGATGCCGGATCTTTTTCTGAGTTGTTGCAGTCGTTTCGCGAGGATTGGCCTATCTGTCATGCTTTGGCTCCTTTCATCTGTTGTGTAGCCTTGCCCATTTCCTTTGGGCCTGCTTTCTGCGAGCCCGCCGGCAGTCAGGGCAGAATGTTTGCTCCTCCCGCTCCAGGAAGGTCGCGCCGCAGCGGCAGCAGTACTGAGGGCGGATCCGGAGGAAATGCGGGCAGAGATCGCAGTCGCTCTCGCCCATGGTGCATCCTTTGAACAGGCTCCAGTGTTGGCAGATCTCCTTCTGCCAGAAGACGTCGTCCTTCCGCAGCTGACGCAGCCGCAGGAGGAGCAGGCCGGCGAGGTTTTCGATCTGTTCCTTCGTGTCGATCCTGTACTTTGAGTGGTGGATGGCCTGGCGGACCGTCGGTACCGGCGCCCCATGGCCCCACTCGCCGGCGCCGAGCATGGCGCGGACCTTGTCGGCGTTCTCGGTGAAGTAGTCAAAATACACCTTTCCGCGGACGGCCTTCTCGCTCTTGCCGAGTTGGACGGCGATCGCGGTATAGCTGGCACCCCCCCTGATGCCGTCCGCGAGGATCCGGAAGTGCTCCGGCGTCCAGGTTGCGGACGCGCCGTGGTTGTCTGCCTTGACCGGCCTCTCACGGATCCCGAGGTCGTTGATCCGGCGCTGGATGGCTCCCGCAGATCTCCGGAGCATTTCGGAGAGCTCCGCGTAGCCGTAGCGGTGCTGCTCGAGCAGGTGGCGGAGGCGTCCGTCCTCGGAGCTTGTCCAGGGATCCTTCCGTTGCAAGGCGAAGCTCTGGAAGTCGTTCCGGCGCTGCTCCTGCAGCCAGGCCGGCTCTGCGCCGAGGGCCAGCGGCTCCATCTTCGAGAAGTCGATGAAGGACCGGTTCTGCTCGGCCCAGATCCAGAACTCCTCGAGGTAGACCACCCGGACCTTCATCTTGCTGCTCCGGATCTTTGTCCTGGCCGGGAAGCCGCGGTTCTCGATCCAGCTCTTGACGATATAGCCGCCGGATCCGCCGTAGCCTATGGCGCCGAGCAGCTGATTGACGGTGACGTAGTCTCCGCTTTCCAGGAACTTCCCCAGGCCGAGGCGCTGCACCCGGATCATGATCGCGGCCTTCGTCCGGTTGAGGTGCTTGCAGATCCCGTCGATGCTGACGGTGCCCCAGTTGTCGACCAGGTAGGCCTCCTCGGCGGTGGTCCATTTCTTACCCATGTGAGTCCCTCGACGCCTTGAAGGAACTGCCATTCGATCGCTCCTTTCGTTTTCTCAGAGATTTCGCCCATCGTTGTTTGTACTCGGCCGGTGGTTCCTTTTTCATTGGAAAGAATGAAAGTTGGACCGGTTTATGTTCATATCTCTGCTTGTTCCATCGTGGTTTTCCTGCTTTTGCCGCTTCTTGGATCCAGCCCGCCGCTTTTAGGCTTGTCCCTGGCTCGCTCTGCAGGATGAAGGTAATGATTTTCTCGTAGCCCTCGCGCTTTGCCTTCCTGGCCGCGGCAGCATATAGGCAGGAGCAGGCATTTCTCGTCCCGTCCGTACATAGGCGAGTCACCTCGAGCGTGCTGCCGTTGTCGAGTCGACGTCCTGATGGTCTCCCTACTATAGCCACACCACATAGTCGGCCGTCTTTATATGCCGCAAGACTCCACTTGTGTCCGATTACAGGCCCATGATGGCGGTGCATCTTGGAGACGAAGACGTTGGCCTCTCTGAGCGTGATGTCCTTGATCTCCACCAACTCACCTCGCTCTCGCTTCGTTGATCCTGTTCTCGGCGAGTTTCACATAGTCCGGATTAAGCTCTATGCCGATATAGTTCCGGCCTTCCTCTATGGCGACGATCGCCGTCGTTCCGGATCCCATAAATGGATCAAGGACGACGCCACCAGGGCGGCAGCCTGCAAGCACACACGGGCGGACGAGCTGCGGAGGGAAGACGGCAAAGTGGGCGCCTTTGAAGCCTCCGGTGCAGATTGACCACACGTCGCGCTTGTTTCTTCTTGGCCGCGGCACATAGGCCGATCCGTCCTTTCTTCTGTCTACGATTTGATCCGCTTCGACGTACTTATTGCCACCGAAGCGCGGCAGACGTGGAGATCCTTCAGATCTCAGGTATCGCTCCGTGCTGCTCTCTGTTATTGGTTCGCTGATTGCTTCCGCGTCGAAGTAGTAGTGGCGCCGCTTTGACAGTAGGAAGATGTACTCGTGCGACCGAGTGCATCGGTCCCGAACGCTTTCCGGCATACAGTTCGTCTTGTTCCAGATGATGTCCTGCCGCAGGTACCAGCCGTCCGATCGGAGAGCGAAGGCGACCATCCACGGGATCCCGATCAAGTCCTTCATCTTGTAGCCTTCCGGGACGCGCTTCTCAGTGTGCCCTTGACTGTTTCGTGTATTCCGCGGCGCCTGTGGGCCCGAGGACGTCGCGTAGCTGTCGCCGATGTTTAACCATAACGTCCCGTCCGGTTTCAGGATCCGCCGGACTTCGCGGAAAA